GATCACCCTAGCGTGAGATGGGGCGCGCCGATTGAGTTCAGGCAAGATTGTAACTATGAGTATCTCGTAGTTGCGCGATTTAAATATGATAAGTTAACTCCCGAAATTTACATTCGTGATACTATCATCATACATATGCGAGATTATGATCCTTGCATACATTACGTGCCATCAGTTTAGAGATGTGTCTAACGTCCGTTTATTAAGTGTTCTCAACCTTCCGTGTTATTGGGGGTAGGCAAAGACTTGCCAGTTTATAGACAAAAGCACAAGCCGACCATGCTTAAATCCAAGAAATAGTGCAATGATGACATGCTACGTCGTAAGAAAGCTGATTACGCAGCAGATTAATAGAATAAAAAGAACGATTAATATATTGAATCGCTGGTTCCGACTTATGAAGGGATTATTTACGTTCCACCACACGACGATGTTTAGGTGTTGAACTATACCGCAAACGCTACGAAGGGTTATTCATTCACATCCACACAGGTTAAGTCTGCCGCTATGTCATACATTGTCGGTGACTAAGTTCGTGTGTTTGTATCCTATCCTTCCTACCGTGCTAAGTGTGGTTTATTCTTTTTGTATGTTATACTATGCGGCGAGAAAGCGTTGGCCGCATTATCACATAAGCATAAGATCGATTTACGTTCTTGCAAATAGGTGACCAATTTTGATTCACTTCTTTTAGAAATGGGTGAAGAAGTGAAAGCTAACATGCACGTTTAACAGTTTTAATATATAAAGTTGAGTGTTAGTGGGAATGATGTCAGCGTGCGATATGTGGTTGACGCACCTATTTCCTACACCATTTAAACCTCAATTGGCAAGTATAACGTCTACACTGCCGATTCTAAAAACAGTTATCATGATCATTTTGCTGCCAATGCCGATTTTGTCATCATGTTACAACGTGAGACACAGACTGCTCATGTGTACGGCTTACCTCTCAAAATTTACAGTCAAGAATATGATAATTTAACAACACAGATCATCAATGAATATGCAGATTTTATCATTCCTGATTAGATTTAACCAATACCTGTGGTTGCATTACCTGAAGTTTAAGATTGGTATGATATCTTCAACATTAATGGTTTGCCGAATGTTGAAGATATCATACCTGCGATAATTGATCCCGTACCGATAATTGCTGAGGTTTAACTAGATCAATCGATGATTTAAGATCGCTAACCTGCGATTGTCGATTAAGAAGATGTTGTCCCTGAAGATTACATACCTGTGGTTGTAGACTAAGTAGAAGTTCTCCCTGCAATTCTTGATGAACATGTTGAATTAATCCGCGAAGATCTGAATGATGTTGTATTTGATGAATGGTGGTATGAGCGAGCTGTCGGGTTTTCAAGTGTGTATGATTATTTAAATGGGCTACTATATGCGCGATAGAACCGATGGGCCCGATTAATGGCAAATGACATGTATGGCGTTAACGCTAGTTACGTTTTAGCTCCTACACACATCCAAGAGACTTAATTCCACGCTTTTCCTGCTGTTGAGCCAGAACCGATTGAGCTGGGTGAGCTGTTTCAACGCTTGCATCGTACTCGATAACGTTTTTATTACGTTTTAAATGATGTCGCTGTTAACACATTGTCATTGCCCCGTTTCATGGGTTATAACAAAGATCTTTTTATGCGCATGTGTGCAGGCGATCACGCTGTTTTATCACTCAACTAAAACGTACTTTAACATTCGCGAGGGGAAGTGGTGCGTCATACTGACTGGGCAGATTGTTATCCTAACTCTGCGAGCGTCTATAATATTGGATGGAATTTCTAATTAGTTATTGTGTCATAAGAGGAAATCAACATTATTCCACGTCGATTGAACATGCCTAACATGCGACTGACGATTGATACCGGTGTTGTCCTTGTTACTGCATCTAAGTTAGCAGTTGACCAAGCACGAATGATGTTTGATACCACTATTTTTACTGTAGGACGCGATTACACAAACCGTTGTGATAAATTGATTTAGGCATATAATGGGTCCAGGTTAGTTTCATTCGTTGTCGAATTACAAGATTAAGATAACGAATTGTAAGCTGTTTATTAGCGTGCGTTACTTTACATGAAAGCAGAGAGTGAGAATGTACCGACTGTTGATGCTTATCGAAGTGAGCTTAATGCCCCCGATTTTGTGGTCACATTATTATATGGTTTAACGCGAGCCGTTTATATGCGACACCGAGCTCACTACTTGCTGGATGTTATGTACACCGTATATTGTGCGCGCCGTTTGATCGTTGAGTTGAAACATCACACCATTTACACTCAATGGGAACATAAGTATAAAGTTGTATACAACTTATGTTGTGCATTAGTTCCAGTTGTCGCATTGGTTTGCACCTCTTATCTTTTGCGTTATAGAATACGTGAATTTGTACCTAAGGTATTCAATTTATGCTCCACGATGTTTAAGAACGGCTATATGAAGTTGCTCAATTATGACTGGAAGAATGCTACTTTGCTTGATTTATTCCAATTCAGTTCTTTCTTTACTGCGGTAAAGCCAATAATTTTAAGTACCGCCGCTAGTACAACTGCTCAATTGACTGACGCAAGAACGTATGTGCTAGGTTCCGATTAAGCGTAAGCTCTGCGTCAGCATGTTTCCCGCGAGAAATTTGCGACATGCTTGACTTATAATACGAGAATCGTTAGTGGTTTGAAACTGATTATACGAGGGGTGAAGTATCATATTTCACGTAGATCTCCAATGACTTTGTAGCTTTTGGACGCTCTCTATGACGAGCTTGAGGAATAATGTACATGCACGAAAGGTTTCCCCAGAATCCCGATATCTGAACTCACGTTAATTGATTAAGATCAGTTGGCTGTGTGCTTTACGTCTTGTCCTGTTAATACATTCGCTGCCATGTTCATGCGTTAGCTCGGCACAAAGTTGCGCCCTGACCCCATCATCGTTGCTCGTTTCCGATAGTATTTACTTACCGATTAATCTTTGACAACGTAATTTATCAACCAATATAATTACGCTGGGAATTAGCCATCAATTAAGCGTTATATGGAATATGTTAGTAAGACCGATCCATTGAAACATTCTGTATATGTTCAGCGTGTGAAGGAGGTAGATAATAAATAGTTTAACTTGGATTACGTCCACACCACAAATGCGAAGGATGGTGAATATAAGATTGAAGGTTAAAATTAGATTAGCATGAGCGAACCGCGGAGTATTTGTGCATGCCCTGCGACTGCCGTAGTTCACCATGGCCCCGTAAATTAAGTTTTGCAGGAAGTATTGGTTACGAACGCGTGGTGTGGTGCTGCAAAGACTTCTGAGCAGATTTAAAATCGTATTGCTTATATGCGTGACACCGTTGAGGATGGGGTTTTTATTGGCATGGACGGATCAAGATTCGATTCAACTTAGCATGATATTATAAAGCGTGTGGTTGATTAGCGTGTTTATCGCGAAACCGGTGTTTTTAAACGCCTTGATATCCCTTAGCATGTAGCTGACCAAGCCGAGAGAATAAACGTTGGTTCTGATACCTATTATTAGATGCATTATCGCGTTGGTAATACGCGCGTTGTTTTTTGCTCTTTGAAGGTACGTGGGACGATGAATTCGGGTAAAGCTGACACTACTACGATGAATACTTTACGCTAAGGTGAATATTTGAATTTCGCCTTTTAATAATGTCGTATGTCTCCTATTTAAGCGAAATTTATGGTTGCCGGTGATGATGCGTTATTGTGTATTACTAGATCTCGAGTCGATGAGTTTATCTAGGTAGCGAACACCCTGTGGTTAGATCGTCATGATGATGTCGAGTTCGGGTTAGGCCAGTGTGCTAAAGAGTGGAC